ACACTACAAGAAGAAAACATAAAAGAACTAACAGAAAAGACATTAGACTTAATTGCTAAGACATCAGTAGAGTTAGGGCATAGGTCAGATGCTAAAACAATGGCTTCTCTTGCAAAAATATTAGCTGAAGATTTACAGAAAGAAAATAGATTTAGAAGAATGTATTTTAAACAGATACAGGATTCTTTTTATCAAGGAGTAAGGTTCTGCAACTTTGATCCTTTTTTAAACATAAGGACTTTTTATCGTTGGATAATAGAACACAAGAAAAGAATAGCTGAAGCTATTTATAAGACAGAAACCTTAAAGCAGAAGAATGTAGAATTTTACCAACCACAATTAAAACAACTAAAATGATAGAATTTTTAAGACATCTAACAGGATTTTGTGGAGAACCACATCCTAGTTTATTAACTTTATTATTAGGAACTCCTGTATTTAGTTATTTAATATATAAAATAAAAAATAAAACAAATGAAAACAATTAGAATTACTCATGATGAAATAAAAACACAAAAGGATGCAATACTATGGCATCTAAAAACTTATAAGAATATTACAAGTTGGGAAGCTATAAAAGAATATGGTGCAACTCGTTTATCTGATATAATTTATAAGTTAAAAAATGAGGGCTATCCTATAGAAACACACTTAGTAGAAATAAAAACTAGATTTGGCAGAAAAACATCTATAGCTAGATACCAATACTATAAACCAATACCTAAAGATGAGCAACTTATAATATGGGGGTAAAGAAACCTGTAAGTAAACTAAAAAAAGAGTTAGATAGTTGGTTCTCTAAATATATAAGATTAAGAGAAGCTACTAATACAGGTGCAGCCCAATGCTTTACTTGTGGTAAAGTAGATCATTACAAGAAACTTCAGAACGGACACTTTCAATCTCGTAGACATCATTACACAAGATGGAATGAACAAAATTGTCAAGTCCAATGTGTTAAGTGTAATATGTTCGGTCAGGGAGAGCAGTATAAGTTCGGTATGTATTTAGATGCTAAGTATGGTAAAGGTACTGCTGAAGAATTAGAATATCTGTCAAAGTTAAATGTAAAAATGACTAGGATAGATTATGTAGAAAAAATAAGTTATTACAAAGGGCTTGTTAATAAAATAAAAAAGGAAAAGAATATAGAGTAATTAATTTTCTATATTTGAAATATGACAAAACCAATATTTGCCAATACTACACATCAAATAGTTGTTAATGATTATTTAAACTTAATGTTATCTTTTGTCAAAGAGATTTCTTCTGAAACAAGATACAATAATTTTAAGGAAGTATTACAAGTTATAATAGAGTATCATAATAGTTATGGCAAAGATGTAAATGAAGGTAATTGGGATGATTGGCTAACACTTATACCTTCTCATACTTCAGTAATGGTAAATGGATATTTTGCAGGTATACAAACAAAAAGAAATATAGAAGCTATAAGAGCATACAAGCTATTATTAGATAATGCTTTAGAAATGGTTGTAAGAGATTTAAGAGATATAAAGAATAACAATGAATAAAATATATCAGGCAGTAGCAGATTGTAGAGAAACATTTGTAGAAATGTCTTACACCTACTCGCAAGATATAAACGAAATAGAAGAAGCAGTACAAGAATTAATGTTATACTTTATGCAGATGAACCCTGCAATATTAAAAGATATATATAATAAAGATGGCAAGAAAGGATTAATAAGATATGGTGCAGTAGTATTAAGAAGAAGCTATACAAGTCCTAGAAGTCCTTATTACTATAAATATAAAAAATACTATACTAACTTAGATGCACAAGCAAGTTCTATAACTTATGATATTACAGAAACAGGAGAAATGTCAAACGAGAAACATCTATACAACATACCTAATCCTGAAGAATACCAACAATGGCAAAAGTTAGAACAAATAGACAAAGCATTAGAGAATGTATATTGGTATGATCGGGATGTATTTAAGTTGTACTACTATGAGGGTAACACATTAACAGGACTAGCTAAGAAAACAGGCATAAGTAGAAATAGCTTGTTTACGACTATAGACAAAGTAAGAGAATATCTGAAAGAAGTTATAGATGAGTAATTTCTTTGTAAAAAACGAGGTGTATGAAGAACGTATAGCATTATGTAGAGAATGTGTATATTACTTTAAACCTACAGGTACTTGTAAGGTGTGCTTGTGTTTTATGAAAGTAAAAGCTAGGATAGGAGTTATGGAATGTCCTCAGAAGTATTGGAGTAAGACAACAGAAGTAGAAAGACCTGATGACATACCACAAGAACTAATAGAAGAATGTCTTTTAATTTGGGATGATATAAAGACAGGAGTGGCAAAGAATGTAACAGTAAAAAAGAAAATGGTTGAACTGTACAATACAATATATGGTACAAGATACAAACCTACAAGTAATTGTGGTACTTGTCTAAACAACTGTTTTCAAGGAATAAAAAAAATAAAAGAAAAATATGGATAAAAGAATACCTAACTATTATATAGGAAAGAATTATAAATACGAAGCTAGGAAAGTTGTATCAGATTGGGAACTTTCTTACAATGTAGGTAACGCAGTAACTTATTTGTTAAGGGCAAATTTTAAGCATAATAGACCTGAAGAATGTATAAAGAAAGCTATTGCACATTTGGAGTTTGAGTTAGATGATTTAAAACTAAATAAGGGAGAGTAGGCATAGTGCCAATATAATAATATTAAATGTTTTTGCTCTCCTTTATTTTAAAACAAAAAAACTATGTTAAATTATGTATGTAATGCTTGTGGAAACACAAGACAATTAGCTAAAGCTACCTTAGAAGTAATAGATGGTAAAGTTAGAACAAGAGAAGCACAATGCGAATGTGGTGCTTATATGCAAGAAGTATCTAAAGAGTTTGGTGGCTTTCCAAATATAAGAAGAACAGAACCATCATTAAGTAAAAGAAAAGATAGAATGTGGAAAGAAACTAAAGAGAAACTCACAAGCTAATGAAAATACTAAATTTATATGCTTGTCTTGGTGGTAACCGATACAAGTGGAACGAAGTAAAAAATGATATAGAAGTAACTGCAGTAGAACTTGATCCTGAATGTGCAAGATTATATCAAGAGAGATTTCCTAATGATAAAGTAATTGTAGATGATGCACATCAATACTTACTAGACCATTATAAAGAATACGATTTTATATGGAGTTCACCACCTTGTCCAACCCATAGTAAAGCAAGATATTGGGGTTTTGGTAAAAATGGTAAAAAACCAATATATCCTGATATGAAATTATATCAAGAAATAATCTTTTTACAACATCATTGTAAAACTAAGTATTGTGTAGAAAACGTACATCCTTATTATAAACCTTTAATACCTGCTATTGATAGAGGTAGGCATTTATATTGGACTAATTTTTTATTACCAAATAAACTTAGCAATAAAAATAATACTAATTTAATTCAATCTAGTAGTATTAAAAAACTTTCTGAATTTCATAATTACGACTTTAATAAATATAAAGGAAAACAACTAAAATTAAAAATGGCTAGAAATTTAGTTTATTTTGAAGATGGTAAAACAATATTTGAAACAATGTTAGGAATAGTAAAAAAAGAAGATATAAACCAAACAGAATTATTTTGAAATTTGTAATACACGATAAAAAAGACAAGATGCAATTAGTAAACTATTTAAAAGATATGGAAAGTCCATATACTGTAGAGGTTAAGAAACACAGAAACACAAGATACTATTGGAAGTGTATAGTACAAGTATTAGCACAAGAGTTAGGTTACTTTAATGATGAAATGCACGATATACTTAGAGCAAAGTTTTTGAATGAATGGCAAATGATAGAGATAAACAATAATAAAATAGGACTAAACAAAATAGTAAGTACAACATCTTTAAATACTAAAGAGTTTGAAAACTATGCAGAACAAATTAGAATATGGGCATTGTCTGATCTAGGTATTAGATTAATGCTGCCAAATGAATATCAATAATTTCTATTATATAATAGAATTGAATAATCAATTTTTTTCAATTATGGACAAAAGAATAAATAATGGTGGTGCTAGAAAGGGTGCAGGTCGTAAAAGTAAAGCAGAAGAACAAAAGCTAATAGAGAACTTAACACCTATGAATGCAGATGCTTTAAAGTCATTAGAGATAGGTTTAAAGAATAAAGAACAATGGGCAGTTAAGTTATTCTTTGAATACTTTTATGGTAAACCTCAGCAAAGAGTTGATGTAACGAGTAATAGCGAAACTTTAAACATACCAATAATAAACTTCGTTGAATCCGAAACTGAATAAAAAGTATAGTGCATTATTTTCATCTGACTGTAGGTATTATATAATCACAGGTGGGCGAGGATCAGGTAAGTCCTATGCAGTAACAGTATTCTTAACTTTACTAACTATGTCGCAAGGTGTAAGAGTATTGTTTACAAGATATACTATGGTTTCTGCACATCTATCTATAATACCTGAGTTTTTAGAAAAGATAGGTCTATTAGGACTAGAAACTATATTTAGTATTAATAAATCAGAAGTAGTCAATACATCTACAAAGAGTGATATACTATTTAGAGGGATAAAGACATCATCAGGTAATCAAACTGCTTCTCTTAAATCTTTACAGGGTATTAACTGTTGGGTACTTGATGAAGCTGAAGAACTTATTGATGAAAATATATTTGACACTATAGACCTTAGTATTAGAGAAAAGAAAGTACAAAATAGAATTATCTTAGTATTAAATCCTGTTACTAAAGAACATTGGATATATAAACGATTTTTTGAGGAGAGAGGCGTTTTAAGTGGATTTAACGGCATTAAGGACAATGTGTGCTATATACACTCTACATACTTAGATAATAAAGCTAACCTATCTAAAAGTTTCTTAGAAAGGATTTATAGAATTAAAAGCACTAATATTAAGAAGTATCAACACAAAATCTTAGGGGGTTGGCTAGACAAAGCAGAAGGGGTTGTATTTGAGAATTGGACAATAGGAGAATTTAATCCTGATAACTTACAGACATCTTGTGGTATGGACTTTGGGTTTTCTGTTGATCCTGATTCACTAACAGAAGTAGCTATAGACAAAAAGAAAATGAAGATATATCTTAGAGAGCATATATATCGTAATGGTTTAAAATCTCACGAGTTAGCTAAGATAATATTAGAGAAAGTAGAAAACAAGCTAATTATAGCAGATAGTGCAGAACCTAGATTAATAGAAGATTTAAGACACTTAGGAGTAAACATAAAACCTGTAAAGAAAGGAACGATAGAAAGTGGTGTTACTCGTATGCAAGATTATCAGTTAGTAGTAACTTCTGAATCAACAAACATAATTAAAGAGTTAAATAATTATGTATATGCAGACAAAGGTAGTAAGCTATATGTAGATAGTTATAATCATGCAATAGATGGTATTAGATATAACGTAATATATCACTTAGACAATCCAAATGCAGGTAAATATTTTGTACAATAAAAAAAGATGCAACTCTAGGAATTACATCTTTTAAAAACAAAAACTCTAAGAAAACGCAGCAAACATAACGATTTTAAACTAAATAACAAATAATTCTATTATATATTATGCAAGTAAACATTAAGAAGGATGGTAAGAAA